GAAGAAGAAGAAGTAGAAGAACCCGAAGTATACGATTATTAATATGAGTTCATGGTACAATAAAATAAAAAACAATATATCTGAATTAATAAATTGTATTACTTTTTTCGAGTTAGAACTTGATAAAGCAAGACTCGATTGTGGTATGAAAGGTAATTTGGAAAGATTATCTAGAGAAATGCCAGGTATTGTAGAATATAGATTTAATCAACTACAAGAAATTGAAGCCATTTTAGAACATCTTAATATTGAATTAAGAAAACTTCGTTCAGCAGTATTTCGTAAATTTACCGAACATTATAATAAAGCATTAAGTTCGCGAGATGCTGAGAAATATGTAGATGGCGAAGATGAAGTAGTTGACTTTAATCATTTAATAAATGAATTTGCATTGTTAAGAAATAAATTTCATGGGCTTGTTAAAGCTCTTGATGCAAAACAATTTCAAATTAATAATATAGTCAAACTGCGAGTAGCAGGATTAGAAGATGTAGGATTATGAATGTCGAGCACCGCTGATTGGTGGTATAAAGAACGGTTACCTGAGTTGCAAGAAGAAGAACGTAAACAAAAAAATGCAAAAACTTTACTTGAGGGTGTAGAAGAGTTCAGAAATAAAGCAAAACAGGTTTTATCTGAAAAAAAACCAACAAAAAAGTAAAAAAAGTTAAAAAAGTTGCCAAAAAAGGTTGACTTTCTTGTGGCTAGAGCGTATAATATATACATGCTAAAGAAAAGAGTTAATTTAAACATTAAACGAGGAAGCAATATGCAAGTCCAAGCAAGAGTACACAACGGAGAATACGGCGGTAAAGCAGTTAATGATTTAATTTTTCCGTTGGTAAAAGGATTTAATGTTGGTAAGAACGGTGGATTTATTACAGTAGACGGAGCCCATGTTCCGGGTTTTCCAGACCGTGAAATCCGCATTAAACTTATTAGCAAACATGATTACGAAGTTATTAACTCATTTCAAACCCAAGTACAAGAGAATTCAAAAGAAGAAACAGTTGAAGTTCCGGTAGCAGTTAAACCAGAAAAGACCGATGAAGAACGTATTGCAGAAATTGCAGAACGTTTTAATATTTTAGATGAAATGACACAAGGTTCCATTGATGGTGTTGTACGTGGGATGATAGTAACAGGACCTCCGGGGATTGGTAAAAGTTTTGGTGTTGAACAAGTTATTGAAAAGAACAGCCTGTTTGATAAACTTGCTGATAAGCCAGTACGTTACGGAACTGAAAAAGGTGCCGCAAGTGCAATTGGGTTGTACCAGTTACTTTACAGGTACGCTGATCCAGGAAGCGTGTTGGTACTTGATGACTGTGATAGCATTCTTTGGGATGAAGTTAGTTTGAACTTGCTAAAGGCGGCACTTGATTCCAGTGCAAAACGGATGATTAGTTGGAATACAGAAAGTGCGGCACTCCGCAGAGAAGGTGTTCCAGAGAAATTTGAATTTTGCGGATCAGTTATTTTTATTACAAACTTAAAGTTTGATAATGTTAAGAAAGGTAAACTTAAAGATCACTTAGAAGCAATCCTTTCAAGATGTCATTACTTGGACTTGACACTTGATACAATGCATGATAAGTTGCTTCGTGTAAAGCAGATTGTTAAAGACGGGATGCTTAAGAAGTATAATTTTACTAATGACGAAGAGCACGGACTTATTATGTACATGGAAGAGAATAAAAATAAATTGCGTGAGATGAGCTTGAGGATGGTAAACAAGATTGCAGACCTTAAAAAGATGGCTCCAGAACGCTGGGAACGATTAGCTGAATCGACCTGCATGAAACGCAATTAAGTATTACTAACACTTTAACAAAAAAGGAGTTCTTTGAACTCCTTTTTTTATGACCTTATGTCTGACTGTACAATAGAAATTAAAGACGAAGTTAATGTTAAAATACATGATCTTGATTTACCTACAAGGCGACAATTAGAAAAAAAATTTAAATATTTTTTACCACATGCATACCACGTACCTGCATATAAATTAGGGCGTTGGGATGGCTGTGTCTCTTTCTTTAGTATGGGAGGTGTAACTTACTTAAATTTCTTAGACGAAATTATACCCATATTAAGCGAACATTATATCGTTAATGTCAAAGATAAACGCAAGAAACAAACATTCGATTTTATAGAAGTTACAAATACAATTCATGAGAAGTTAGTCTGGCCAAAAGGACATACGCATGAANGGCAAAACATAATACTTAGAGACTATCAAGTTAATGTTATAAATCAGTTTTTATCAGAACCACAATGCCTACAGGAGATTGCTACAGGGGCTGGTAAAACGTTAATTACGGCTACTTTAAGTTACTCTGTAGAGCCATATGGGCGTACTATAGTCATAGTACCCAACAAAGATCTTGTTACNCAAACAGAAGATGATTATAAGAACTTAGGACTCGATGCCGGGGTATATTTTGGAGATAGAAAGGAATTTGGTAAAATCCATACAATATGCACCTGGCAGAGTCTTAATTTAATGGATAAACGATACAAGGATGGCGAAATTGATATAGGACTTAAAACATTCGCCAAAGACGTAGTATGTGTTATAGTCGATGAAGTACACATGGCTAAAGCAGATGTGCTTCGTAAATTGCTTACAGGACCATTTGCTTCAATACCTATACGTTGGGGACTTACTGGTACTATACCAAAAGAAGAATGGCAATTTGCTAGTTTAAAAGCATCATTAGGTAATGTAATAAACAGATTAAGTGCCGCAGATTTGCAAGAACAAGAAGTTTTAGCTAATTGCGAAATAAATATTATACAGACACAAGATATAGTTGCATATCTAAACTATCAATCGGAACTCACTTACTTAACAACCAACGAAAATAGAATAGATTATCTTGCAGGGTTATTTAAAGATATTGCTAAAGATGGAAACACACTTATTTTAGTTGATCGAATTAAAGCAGGAAAAATGATTCAAGAAAGGCTAGGCGATGAGAGCGTATTTATATCTGGATCCATTAAATCAGCAGACAGGCGAAAACAATACAACGAAGTACAAGATTCTGACAACAAAATCATTATTGCTACTTATGGGGTTGCAAGTATTGGCATCAATATTCCTAGGATATTTAATTTGGTCCTCGTTGAACCCGGAAAAAGTTTTATTAGAGTCATTCAATCAATCGGCAGAGGCATTAGAAAGGCCCAAGACAAAGACTTTGTAAGTGTCTGGGATATAACTTCCTCTGCAAAATTTAGTAAACGTCACTTAACCAAGCGTAAAAAGTTTTACGCAGAAGCAAAGTATCCTTATTCAGTGCAAAAAATTACAATATGAAAATTCTTACATTAGATGATACAAGTTATGATTTAGATACTATACCAGAGGAAATAGATGACATTAGATATTGTGTTGTTGATTATTCTGATTCCGAAAATGTAGATTACATTTATGTACCTTTAGTATTTTTAGAATCGTTTAATGCTCCGGCCGCAGTCATTGAAGTAGGCGGACATACTATTCAAATGCCGTTAGATTGGAGTATTGTTATAGGTGAAAAAGACATAGGTGATTTAGAAGTTTTACCTATAATGAACTTTAATGATCGACATTTTAATGCATTTGTGTACAATCCTACAAAGAGCATAATGGCAGAGTTCCTTCCAATAAAAATAGTTAATATCTATTCAGAAATGAAATGGTATTTTCCTAAATTAAAATATGGTCATATATTATCTGTTCCATTAACAGATACTGAAAAACCAAATTGTATTTTTATTGTTAAAGACATAAACAAAATACCTGAGGTATTAGATATTACACAATTATGGTTATAAACTTACTGTTTTGTTACGGACAACAATGTGTCTACCTTTAAAAGCAGTAACATAATCCCATATAGGTCCAGGTTTTACAGTAATATCGGGAGAAGTTTTAAAACCTGAGCCACCGGAAATAATTTCTACTTCTCGTAGATATCCATTTTCTAATTTTGTTTTTGTTTCTACATTTCCGTGTGAAAATGATAATATCGGATCACAATATTTTATGCCTGGTCGTTCAACTTTAATTTTATCTATTTTAAATAAGGTATTAACTGTTATGTTACCACTACCAATCTTTGTTGTTGGTATTATATTTTGTGTAGGAGGTAAAATACTATAATTTCCTGAACTAACAACATCAAATTCAGGAATATTATTTTTAATATTTGTAATCTTAAAGGAAGCAGGAAACATAAATGCACCACCAGGAATTGTGTATAGAAAACCAGGAAAAAGTGTATGATAAGTAGAACTTACAAATTCTACATGTTCTAATGACATTATTGCTCGAACAGAGCCTCCTGCACCTACTGTTGTATATGGCATAGGAGCAAAAATTGAGAATTGATTTTGTTCAAGATCAGTAGATTGGACTAAAGTACAAACAGCCGTATTATTATCAATATCAGTAACAATAGCAGTCTTTAAACTTTTTACTTTATAATCTTTTACAGAGTTTGCACCTTTTATGTTGCATTTACAAGGTAAATGTGCTAAAATATACTTTTTAAGAAGGTCGGCGTTTTGCATACAAGTATTTATTGGTATTTTATGGAATTAAGAAAAGCACTAAACGGTATAGACAGAAAGAATAAAAAATTATATAGTACGTTAACTGAAAAGGAAAAGAAAAATTTTAGTTCTTGGCTGTTAATGCGGTATATATCTAATATAAAAGAAGGACCTTGGAGACTGTTTTATCATCATTTAGTCATGACAAACGAGTTTGTTAATGTTCATTTTAGTGATTTACGAAAGCATAAAGAACTCCAATGGTTACTGCTTCAACTTGTAGGCACTGGTAAGAATTTTTTTCATGAATTTATTAGTCCAGGAAAAAAAAGTAAAAAGAATAAAATTAAATTATGGTTAATGGAAGTATTACCAACAACAAAAGAACGTGATATAGACACGTTAATAGAATTAAATACGAATACGAGTATTAAAGATTATGCAAAGCAACACGGTATCAGTGATAAGCAAATCAAAAAAATCTTTAGTTGATTCTTTTATATGCAAATATTGCGGTAAAAGTTTTAAAAAAGAAAGCACTCTTGCAGTTCATTTATGCGAACAAAAACGCAGAGCAAGAATGTCTAAAGAGCAACACGTTAAATTGGGATTTTTTATATACTTAAATTTTTACCAATTTACAATGCCCCAGCAAAAAACACAAAAAGATTATACTGATTTTGCTCAATCCAGATATTTTATGGATTTTATTAAGTTTGGTAGACATGTTTTAGATTTACAATTAACTTCTGATTTACAGAAGGAATTTATAAATTATGTTGTTACAGAATCTATAAAATTAAAAGATTGGACAAAAGGAGAAACATTTGATAAATTTCTTAAAAAATATTTAAGTTATGAATCGGCCTTTAGAGCAGTTGAGCGGGCAATATTAACAGCAGAAGAATGGGAGTTAAAAGAAAATGAACATTGGACAATATTTTTTGACAAAGTTTCAACATTTAATGCAGTACATTTTATATGCACCGGACGTATTAGTCCTTGGGTTATTCTTGGTACTAATAGCGGTAATAGGCTTCTTCGAAGGTTAAATGAAGAACAATTAGCATTAGTAGAGAAATTTATAGATATATCATTTTGGGAAAGAAAAATAAAAGAACCCGACGAAGGTTTAAAAATTATAGACGAATATTTTCATGACTGACATTGATATTGATTTTAAAGATCGTACTGATATACTTAATAAGTTACATCACATTCCAGCATCTATTATTAAAGATAATAATGTTGCTCGACATAACACTGGTATATATTTTCATGAAATCCCAGTTGATCCGTTTACAGGCAATGCTACATTAGATTATAAAAAAGCNGAAGAATTGGGATATTTTAAAATAGATTGCCTTAATGTAAACATGTATAAAGATGTAGAAAGTGAGGAGCATTTATTACGATTAATAGATACTGAGCCTGATTGGGAACTATTTCAGCATAGTGAAATAGTAGAACAATTATTTCATATACATGATCATTTTAATATAGTTTCACAAATGAAACCGCAATCTGTAGAACAACTTGCTATGGTGCTTGCAATCATAAGACCAGCAAAGCGATCACTACTGGGAGAATCGTGGCAATCGATACAAAAACAAGTATGGCTAAAACCAATCGATAATTCATATTATTTTAAAAAATCTCATGCTATGAGTTATGCCCTAGCAATTGTAGTACAATTAAATCTACTTGTTGATTCAATCAACTTTTCTAACTAATTGTATTTGGCGTCGTTTAATTCTTTTTTTCAAAATATTTGCTAAACTAATAGAAGGTCCATATAAAACTTCAAAATCTTTAGCATTAAATGTCATAAGACAGTATTGAAATTTTTCAAATCTAGACTTAAGAACTATATTAATTGGTATCATCCTATTTGACTCAACCCACCATTCTTCGCCTAATTCTAAAAAGTCTTCTTTTTCTGTTGTATCATTTAATTTAGAATAAACGTAAACTGAACACACGGTGTTACATTGATTTTGTATGATTCCGACATATTCCCCCCCACCGTGTTTACATAAACTTAAAAATGGGAATCTATCTAGTAATTCTTTATGTTCGTCTGTAACTTCCATTTTACCTCTTCAACGTATTTATGATAAATAATTACAGCAGGTGTAGCAATGGCACAATCATTGACATTATATGATTACATCCATACTCAACATTTACTGTTGATTAGCGGACCCTCAAAAACGAGAAATGCGCCAATGAACAACAGAATATTAAAAGTTTACAAGGGTGTGGACAATACAATTAACTTTGATGTTAAAAACGAGGACCGAAAACCCGTTAAATTAACTAGTCAAATTATACAAGCTAATTTAGTTAATCATCAAAACAAACAACTTATATTTTCTAGAACTTGTAAAGTAGAAGATGATCATGCAGGTAAAGTTCAACTTACTATTTTAGATTCTGATGTAGCCGGCATCGATGAAGGATTATACGATATAGCATTCACTTATACTAACAACGAAGGGTCTACNAAACCATTATTCACAGATCATAATGACAAACAAACAGCAACAATNCAAATATTAGATGGTTCGTTGCCTAAACTGTCATCTACAGTTATTGTCAATTCGTTTGCTATTGATCCACAAAATAATGGCAAAACTAATGAAGATCAAATGTATAGTAGCGGTTATGCTGGGGATGCACAGAGTAACGATAGTAATGGATTGCATACCTTTGCGGCATATACTACAGCATTTACTGGTAAATTATATGTCGACGGAACATTAGATGCGTATGCTGATTCAAGTGCAGGATGGTTTCCAATACGAATAGGTTCTGTTACTGACTATGTTACATTTTCTGCTCATACCGGAATA